TTGCGCATCAGCACAAAAGCAGGCAAAAACGGCAAGATCAGCGCCCGCGTGGTGGCTGGCAACAGGACCGCTTACTACGCTCACATGGTCGAGTTTGGCACTGCCAAGCACCTAATCAAACCGAAGAATCGAAGAAGTTTGTTTATCGCTGGGCTCATGCGCGAGCTTGTGCACCATCCCGGCTCTCAAAAAAAACCATTCATGCGCCCTGCCGCTGATGCCGCAGCTCAGGAGAACAGTCAGGCCTTGGAAGCCTTCAAGGATTACATGCGCTCTCGCCTGAACAAGGAGCTAGACAATCTACCCGATGAAGCAGATGGGGTGACGAAATGAGAGCAGAAAAAGTTGTCTATGACTTGCTCACCGGCAGTGAGGCTGTCACAGCGCTGGTTGGTTTAAAGATTTACCCAGGCCTGATCCCGCAAAACACCACCATTCCCGCTGTCTCATATGAGTTGATCAGCAGCGTGGACATCCCACCCATTAACGCGCAGGCGGGTGGCGTGATCCTGCGCAGCCGCGTGCAGGTTTCTGTTCTTGCGCGCACCTATGCAGAGGTCAAAACAATTCAAGAAGCCATTCGCCGCGCACTTCTTTTCAAGAGCGGGCTGATTGCGGGCGTCCAAGTGAACGCCATTACCCGCGAACTCATCGGATCTGATGAAAGAGATGATGAATCCGGTTTGTACATGCAGGGGGTTGATTTCCTGCTGATACACGAAGAGAACTGAATACAGGACTCTGGTCTGTTGAAACCTTGCCCGCCTTGAGCGGGCGTTTTTTATGGAGAAAGCCATGCCTCAAGCATCAGGTATTTTCAAACAAGTAGCCATCAAGCGAGAGCTTGTCTATGGCACCGCGCCGGCCGCTTCGGGCGCTCAACTTCTGCGCCGGGCTCAGTCCACGATTGACCTGACCAAAGAGACCTACCAGTCCGGAGAGATCCGCCCCGACATGCAGGTGGCAGATTTTCGTCACGGCGTGCGCCGTATCCAAGGCTCACTGCAAGGTGAACTGTCGCCCAAGACTTACAGCGACATCTTTGCTGCTGTTCTCAAGCGCGAATTTACTGCTGGCGCAAGCACCACCGGCTTGGCTATCACCATCGCAGCCGGTTTAGGTAGTAGCTACACCGTCACACGCGGCTCGGGCTCCTACCTGACCGACGGCTTCAAGGTCGGAGATGTGGTGCGCCTCACTGCAGGCACCTTCAACGCGGCCAACCTGAACAAGAACCTGCTGATCATGGGCCTTACCGCAACCATGGCCACCGTGATGACCCTGAACGGTTCCACGCTCACGGCTGAAGGCCCGATCGCATCGGCCACCATCGGCGTGCAAGGCAAGAAGACCTACATCCCGATCAGCGGCCACACGGATGTCAGCTTCGCCATGGAGCACTGGTTCAACGACATCAGCCAGTCCGAGGTATACACAGGTATCAAGTTCGACAAAGTGTCCCTTGATCTGCCGCCCACCGGCATGGCCAAGGTCTCTTTTGACACGATGGGGCAGAACGTCACCACATCGAACTCCCGCTACTTCACCAGTCCCACGGCCGTGACCACCAATGGCATTGTGGCCGCAGTCAATGGCGTGCTGCTGGTCAACGGTGCGGTGCAGACCGTGGTGACAGGTCTGTCGATCAACATCGATCCATCCTTCTCGGGCGATCCGGTGGTGGGGGCCAACACAGTGCCCAACTTGTTCGCAGGCCCTGTGACCGTCACCGGCCAGTTCACGGCCTACTTCACCGATGCCACGCTGCGCGACCTGTTCGTGAACGAGACCGAGACCAGCCTGGTGGTGTCGCTCACCACCGATAACACCGCCAACGCCGATGTGCTGACGCTGACCATTCCCCGCATCAAGTTGGGCGGCCAGCAAAAGAATGACGGCGCTACAGGAATCGTACAGACCTTTCCCTTCCAGGCCTTGCTCAACACCGCTGGCGGCTCCGGCACCAGCAGCGAACAGACCACCTTGGTGATGCAAGACACCGCAGCTTGATCCCACCCGAGCCCCAACACCTCCCACCAAAGGATATTCCAATGAGCAACCTCCGCAGCATCAAGAGCGTCATGAGCGCCCAAGTCGAGATCAAGGACGAAAACGGCGCCCCCACCGGTGTCTTCTTTGAGATCGCAGGCCCCACGCACCCCAAACGCAAGGCCATCTTGCTGGCCAACCAGCGTCGCCTGCAGCACCAGCTGCAAAAGACCGGCAAGGTCACGCTGGACGACCCGGCCGAGCAGGAGCTGCAGGCCCGAGACAATCTGGTGGCCTTCACCCTGGGCTGGACAGGCTTTACAGATGACACGGGCAAGGATGTGCCCTTCAGTGCCGACGCTGCGCGCGATTTGTACGAGGCTGACGAGTATTCCTGGCTGGTCGATCAGCTCAACACAGCGCTGAACGAAAAAGAACGTTTTATGCGGCGCTTCGCGAGCAACTGATCGCGCACGCGCAAGCGCAATTTGACCTGTCCAGGCGCCTGCCGGACGGGCTGACCCAGCGTGATCACCTGCAAGCCTATGCCCAGTCCTGTGGCGAAACGCCGCCTGACCTGATCCTGCCGCCAATTCCATCAGGTCTTGAGCTTATCTGGGACATTTTTTTGCAGCTGCACCACATGCGCGGTTCGGGCATGGGCCCCAATGCCATCGGTGCGTCCGACCTGTTGGCCTACCAGCGGATCAACGGCATTGAGCTCAATCCCTGGGAGTTGGACTGCATTTATGCGCTCGATCAGGTGGCTCTGCAGGCTGCAATTCAGAAATAAAGCGGCACATACATGAGCACGATTGCAACTCTCACGATTGAAATGGCAGCGAACATCGCTCGCCTTCAGACTGACATGGACCAGGCCAAGCGCGTGGTCAATGACAGCATGAAGTCGATCGAACAGGCCGTCGGCATGGCGAAAACAGCCTTCGTGGCCTTTGCTGGCATTTCTTCTGTGGATGCCTTTGTCGGCATGGTGCGCGGCTCGATCGAGGCAGCGGCCAAGCTGCACGATCTGGCGGCGCAGACGGGCGCCACGGTGGAAGCCCTGAGCGCCATGGGCGCTGTTGGCAAGACCTCCGACACCAGTCTGGAGACGATCAGCGCGGCCATGAACAAGTTGGCCAAGAACATGGCTGGCGCGACGGAGGACACCAAGGGCGCAGGCAAGGCCCTTGAGGCCATTGGCATTGACTTCGCCACCTTTAAGGCCTTGAGCCCGGACGAGCAAATGCAAGCCGTGGCCAAGGCCATGGACAACTTTGCCGACGGCTCCGGCAAGTCGGCGGTGGCGATGGCGCTGTACGGCAAGGAGGGGGCAAAGCTGATACCGTTCTTGAAAGACCTGGCCGAGGTGGGCGAGCTGCACGCCAAGGTGACAGCCGATCAGGCGGCCATGGCCGATAACTTCAGTGACAACCTTGTGAAGCTCCAGGCCAGTGGCGAGGGCTGGAAAAAAGAGCTGACTATGGGCATGCTGCCCGCACTGAACGAGGCGGGCCAAGCCGTGCTGGATGTGATGAACGGCACCGGTGGCCTGCGTGAAGCGGTTCGCGAGCTATCCAGGGACGGCACGATCGCCGAATGGACGCGCACAGGCATCACCGCACTGACGTACCTGATCGACGTGATCGAGGCCCTGTGGCGCGTGATACAGCGTTTGTACCTGGAGACCAAAGCCGACTTCGAACAGATGGGCGCCTTGTTCACCGGCGTGGGTAAGGCATTCAGTCTGGCAGCAAACGGCGACTTCATGGGCGCCATGGGGGCCATGGCGGCGGGCATGGACAAGGCCAAAGAAGTGGCCGTCAAAGCCCACGACGACATCGAGACGGCCTGGCAAAAGCAGCTGCTAGGCGAGAGCATTCGCACACGGATGGCGGAGATTCAAGGTCTGGGCACGGCTTCGGAAGTGGCCAAGCCAAAGTTGGACTTCACCAACGTGATGAACAACAACAAGGAGGCCGCTGACAAGCAGGCCAAAGCCTATACCGACCTGGTGGCCAGCATCAATGAAAAGATCGCCGCAGCCAAGCTGGAAACAGAGGTGGGTGGAAAGCTCACCGAGGCGCAGAAGCTGCAGCTTGAAATCGACAAGCAGGTCGAAAAAGGCACCATTTCCCTTAAGGATGCCACCAGCGACAACACCAGGGCGCTGCTTGCGCAGTTGACCGCTGCCGAGCAGGCCAAGGCCGTGCAGGAAGACCTGCGAAAGGCCAGCGAGGAAGCCTGGAAGGAGTACCTGAAAAACACCGATGCGCTGCAAAAGAATGTGCAGGCGATTGAAGACAAGGTGCGCAAGCAGCTCGAGGAAAACGACGCCATTGGCAAGACGAAAGCCGAGCTGCTGCAGCTGGAGATCGCACGCCTGAAGGACGAGGCCGCGACGCTTTCGCAAATCGTCCAGCAGGAGGAATACCTGGGCCTGTGCACGCGTGAAACCGTGGCCCACCAGGACACGCTGTCGGCCCTGCAAAAGCTGATCGAAGCCAAGGAGCAAGGCGTTCACCTGCAAGCGGCCAAAGAAGCCGCAGATGCCTGGGAAAAAACCGCCAAGACGATCGAGACCAGCCTGACGGATGCACTGATGCGCGGATTTGAGTCAGGCAAAAGCTTCGGCCAGAACCTGCGCGACACTCTCTACAACCTCTTTAATACATTGATCCTGCGCCCGATCATCCAGCCGATCGCGCAGGGAGCATCGAGCGCCGTTCTCGGCGCTGTGGGAATGGGTGCCAGCGGTGCAGCAGCTGCCGCCACGCCTGGCTCGCTGGCCAGCCTAGTCGGTGGTGCTACCGGCTTCCTGGGCGGTGGCCTAAAAGCTGGCATATCCGGCATCTTTGGCGAAGCTGGCGTGTCTGGGACCATGGACGCTGGGATCATTGCCCTGCAGTCAGGCAATATTTCCGGCGGCCTTGGAACGCTTGCGGGCGGCGCGGCTGGTATTTTGGGCACTGCTGCGGCTGGCATCGGCTTGGGCTCGTTGATCGCTGGTGACAAAAGCGTGGGCGGCCTCAATGGCGCCGCTTCCAGCGCGATCGGGACGGCCATCGGCGCGGCCATCGCAGGCCCAATCGGCGCAGTGCTGGGCGGTGCGCTGGGTGGCGTTTTCAATGCAGCTTTTGGCATGGGCGATAAGGAAACGACCAGTAAAGGCGTGACCGGCACCATCGGGGGCGGCGCTGTCACTGGCCAGCTGTACGCCAACTGGAAGCAAGACGGCGGGTGGTTTCGCAGCGACAAGAGTGGCGTCGACTACACGGCCCTGACCGCCGATCTGAAGTCGGCCATGGACAGTGGCGCGCTGGCCATCCTGGAATCGACCAAGGTCTACGCCGACGCCCTGGGCATACCAGCCCAGCAGCTGGCTACGATCACAACCAGCTTTACGACGCAGCTGACTGGCGATGCAGAGAAAGACAAGCAGGCCATCCTGGACGCGCTGGGTCAGTACCAGTCGGCGCTGACCGCTCGTTTCCAGGATGCATTGACACCCTTTCAGAAGGCAGGCGAGACGCTGATCCAGACGATGCAGCGTCTCACGCTGATTCAGACCGTCAGCGAGTCCCTGAATAGCCTGGGCGGTGCGTTTGGCGTCTTCGCCCACGCCAGTGTCGATGCCCGTGAGTCGATCATCGGTCTGACCGGTGGCATTGATGCGCTGATTCAGAAGGCCAACGGCTTTGTCAGCAACTACTACACCCAGAACGAACAGGGAGGCCTGACCGCCAAAGCGGTGGAGCAAGGGCTGCAGGCCGCCGGGTTCACAGCCGAACAGATCAGCGCACTCTCCAGTCGGGATGACTATCGCGCACTTCTGGAAGGCCTGGATGTCAACACAGCCACCGGCCAGCAGCAATTTGCCGCGCTGCTTAACTTGCAGGACAAATTTGCAGCTGTTTCGACTTTGATGAGCGATCAGAAGCTGACGCTGGACGAGCTGGCCAAGCAAGCGCCGACTGTGGCCGCGTTGGACAAGTTGTTCACCCCTACGCAGAGCACGGCGCAAGCCACGCAAAACGTGGCCGATGGTGTGACGACAAGCAATGCTCTGCTCGGTCAAATCGCAACAAAGCTGGATGCCATCAGTGCGGCTTCAGACGCTGCTGTGGCTGCAGCGAACTCGGCCGCAGCCGCCGCTGCTGATGCGGCAGGTGCGGCATCCAGCGCCGCAAGCGCAGCCAGTTCCGCAGCCAGTTCTGCCTCGCTCGCAGCGGCAGCGCCGACATACAGCTACGACATTGGTGGAGGAGGTGGTTGATGGCTCAGATCGTCATTGCCGATGTGGACGTGTACGACCCTGGCATCAGCGGGGTACGGACACTGCGCTTTGCCACCCAAAGCTACAGCACTGGCCCCACTGACACCCCGGCCAATACGTTCTACGATGGTCGCATCCAGCAACCGGCCAACATCAGCCGCACTTGCTTTAGCGACGCCAAGACCACCGGCCGCACCCAAATCGGCTACGGCGATATGGTGCTGGTCAACAACGACGGTGCGCTGGACGGCTTATTGTCCTACAGCTTCGCTGGCCGTACCATCACCATCAAGCTCGGCGTGGTGGCCCCCAACAGCAATCGCGTGCCCACCTGGGTTACCGTGATCAAGGGCACGATGGAGCAGGCCGAGCTGTCCTGGCAAAAGGTGACCATCCGCGTGCGCGATCGCCAGCAGGACCTTGCAAAGCCACTGCAGCAGGTACGCTACGCGGGCAACAATACCTTACCCAATGGTCTAGAAGGCGTGGCCAATGACCTCAAAGGCAAGCCCAAGCCGCAGGTGTTTGGCCGGGTGCTCAATGTGGCCCCGCCACAAGTCAACACCGACCGGCGCATCTACCAGGTGCATGCGGGAAGTGCGTTGTCAGCGCTGCTGTCGGCCTATGACCGGGGCGCACCGCTCACGGTGGGTGCTGTCTACACATCGCAGGCCGACATGGAAGCCAATGCGCCCTCTGCGGGCCAGTACCGGGTATGGAACGATGCGACGGCGGGCTGCTTTGTGCGCCTGGGCAGCGCCCCCACAGGCACGGTCACGGTGGATGCTGTGCAAGGCGCTGCAGTGGCCAACCGTACCGTGGGGCAGCTGTACAGCCAGATCTTGCAGACCTCAGGCATCAGCTCAAGCGACATCAACAGCGCCGACATTACAGCCCTGGATGCAGTTGCTCCCTACGAGGCGGGGGTGTACGCTCCCTATGACCAGGACATCACCCCGCTGGAGCTGCTGGACACCCTGTGCGCCAGCGTGGGGGCCTGGTACGGGTGCGACGCCTCCGGGGCGTTTCGCATCGGGCAGATTGCTGTGCCCAGCGGCGCGGCCGTGGGCACCATCACCGCGACCGACATACTCAAGATCGAGCGGGTCTCCAGCCGCGACCCAGGTGTGGGCATCCCCGCCTGGAAGATGAAGATCGGCTACCAGCGCATCTATAGCGTACAAAACGACCTGACAGCGGCGGTGACCGATGCCCGCAAGGCCTACCTGGCCGAAGAGTACAGACGTGTGGAATCCAGCGATGCATCAATCAAGACGGCCAACCTGACCAGCCCAGAGCTGGAGTTTCTGACTGTGCTGACCTCGGCCAGCGATGCAGCTACCGAAGCTGATCGCAGGCTCGCCATCTACAAGGTGCGCCGCGACATGTACCAGCTCACGATCCGTGTGGATGCACCGCTCGCTGCAGCGCTGGACATCGGCAAGATCGTTTCGCTGCAAATCAATCGCTTTGGCATGAGTGCCGGCAAGAACTTTCTGATCATTGGCATCCGCACCAACATGCGCGGATACCAGTTTGACTTGACCTTGTGGGGTTGACACGTGGCAAACATATTTTTGGCCTGGCAAAATAGGACGGACGAAGGCAACCTCTCAGGTGGCTCTTGGTTGCCTGCGCTGCCTCTGGCAAATCTGCAAAACAGGCAGGTGCAAAAGATCTCGCGCAGCAGTGGCGTGACCGCCGCTGCCACCAAGTTCGACATCGACCTTGGCCAGGCTCGCTCGATCGGCGTGGTGGCCCTAGTGGTGCACAACATCAGCGTCAGCGGCACTGTTCGCATCACGGCCAGTGACACGGCTTCATTCACAACGCTTTACTACGACAGCGGCAGCGTGGCTGCATGGCCATCTGGGGTGATCCCGACAGACTTACTGGAGTGGGAAGACGACAACTTCTGGCTGGGCACGCTCTCGCAGCAGGCCCGGGCTGGGTATCAGTCGCCTTTCATTTTGCGGCTGCCAAGCGTGCAGAACATGCGTTACTGGCGCGTAGAGATCGTCGACACCAGCAACAGCGACGGCTACATCCAGATCGGCCGCCTCTTCATGGCGCGCGGCTGGTCACCGAACGTGAACTACGGCTACGGCTCGGGTCTGGGCTTTCAGGACCCGACGCCTGTGGACACCTCGTTGTCCGGTGCGGAGTACTTCGACGTGCGGTCCAAGTACCGGGTCATGACCTTCACGCTGCCCTACATCACCGACACCGAGGCTTACAGCTACGCCCTTGAGCTGCAGCGCCTGGCGGGGGTAAGCGGCGAGATCCTGGTGATGCCCGATGGCGGCACCTCGCTCACCACACAGCCCCAGCGCTCATTCGTTGGTCGCCTGCAGCAGATCGGGGCCATCAAACAACCCAATCCAGTGACCTATTCGGTGGATTTTGAAGTGAAGGAATTGTTGTAATGGGATCGGTAACATTTCCGATAGCGCTCGGGGGTGACGGATCGACCGTCACTGATGACGCTAGCTCCACCACTGGGCTGGCAAACGGTGGGCATCGACTGCGCTTTGTCCAGTCGCTGTTTCAATTTGTCACGGTTGCCAATTACACGGTCAGCTACACCGCCCAGCGCGTGGTCGACGCGACGGCTCAGGTAGCCCTGGCCACTGCCCAGGCGAACGCGGCAGCGGCCAGCGCGGCAACGGCGCTCAATGCTCCGGGCACACAGGCCACCAGCACAAGCACATTGACCGTTGGCACTGGCAGCCAGACGCTCACCTTGGCACAGACTGGCAAGACATTCACAGTCGGACAGTTCGTACAGGTTGTCAACAGCGGATCGGCCTGGATGACGGGCGTGATCACTGCGTTCAACCCCAGCAACGGTGTGATGACGTTCACGCCTTCTTACATCGGCGGCAGCGGCAGTTTTTCAGCGTGGACTGTATCGCCTGCAGCACCCCCGGAAATTCCCTCCGTTGCTGGCAACGCGGGCAAGGTGTTGCTCACGGACGGCATCGCTTTGATCTGGGGGCAGCTCTATCCCTCTCAGGTAGGAAACGCGGGCAAGGCCCTTGTCACAGACGGCTCTACGGTCAGCTGGTCGCTGGTGTACCCCTCTCAAACGGGTAATAGCGGTAAGTCACTGGTGACAGACGGCACTTCAGCTTCGTGGGTGGGCACCAGCTGCCGTCTATTTTTTCTAAGTCAATCTTAAGGAGCCCACAGCATGGCATCAGGAACACTTGGCCAGGCTGATCTGGCAGCGAACACGAACACGACGGTCTACACCGTCCCAGCATCCAAGCTCGCTAGTTTCAACGTGAACGTCCTGAACAGGACAGCATCGAACGTGACCGTTCGAATGGCCATCAGTGCCAACAACTCGCCAGCAAACAGCGAATTCCTGGAATACGAAGCCACTATCCCGGCCAATGGCGTCATGGAACGCACAGGCTTGGTCGCTAGTGCGGGGAAAAACCTGGTTGTCTATGCAAGCTCTACTGGCGTGAGCGTGAATGTTTTTGGATTTGAGGAGTAAAACATGGGACGACAAATTTACGGAAGCCCACCGGTCGTGACAGTTCAGGGGACATTGACCACCTTGCAATCACAGGCCGGGCGCCAGCCCTCGCAGCCGACGATCACAAGTCCGACAAGTGGCGCGACGCTGAGCAGTTTTACTCCGACACTGAGCAGCTCGGCATTCTTTGTTTACAACACCGACACGCATGCAGGGTCGCAGTGGCAGTTTGCCAACGACTCAGCCTTTGTAAACGTGGTTTACGATCTGGCCACTACCGCATCAAAGACCTCGCTCACCGTTTCCTCTGGTGCCATCGCACAGGTCAGTGGCCCTCTGTACGCGCGCGTGCGGTACATAAGCTCTGCCTCAGAAGTGTCTCCGTGGTCGAACGCTATCTCTATGAACAGAGCGGCTAGCGTGGCGGTCACGCCCCAATTCTTGAGTACGACGAATTACAGATTTACGTTCATCTATTCTGGAACTGGAACTGCAGATTCTGTGTCGGTAAAAATCTCGGCCAGTGCCGACATGTCCAACCCGATCGCGAACACTTCGGTCACTTTGTCGGGCAACACAGGTAACCTGGATGCGGTCACATACGCCTCCATGCCTGGTTATTCAACCGGCACACCTTACTATGTGCAAGTCACTAGCTTGGGGGCTGGTGCCATTGTCAGCACAGCCACAACCCAACTTGCGCAGCCAACCTCTTCCCTGGCTCTGAACGGCAGCAGTGCAGTCTACAACCCCGGTTCTGCAAGCATCACTGTCTTCAATAATGTGACTGGAGCGAATTCTGCGAGTATTGCGACCCAATACTCTACGTCGGTCAACTTCACGACCGTCGCCTATGAAAGCACCTCCTCGTCGATCGCCGCGACAAACTTGCCTGGATTGTCGAACCGAGCAAGTTCGTACTACTGCCGCTTTGTAGTGGTGGCTGGCAGCGATCGACCGGTTGTGGGTTCACCATTCGCTCTTACCGCAGTTCAAGTTTTAACAGGCTCTGGTTCGGGATCCATTAGCATCGCCTATTCGGGTGCTATCCTGGTTTCGGGCATCGGCGGCGGCGGCTCGGGCGCTGGTGCACCAGGGAGTGCGTGCGGTGGCGGTGGATCGGGCTACATCAATAGCCAGACCTATACAGTTACTGCCGGGCAGTCGTTCTCATACGCTGTGGGCGCAGGTGGGAATGGCCCAACTTGGGCAGACGGTAACCCTGGCTCAGCAACAACTTTCACGCTAGGCGGCACCACGCTAACCTGTGCAGGTGGATCAGGAGGTAGGTCACAAGGCAGCTCAAGTGGCGGCACGGGCGGCCGAAATGGCGGCGACGGAGTTGGAAGCGGGACTGGCAACTATGGTGGAGGTGGCTCGCCATACAACAGCGGTGGTGCACCCGGCAAGGCGGGCTCTGATGCCGTACCGGGATATGGCGGATACGGCGGCTATGGATACGGAGCTGGCGGGGGCGGCGCTGTGCGCTCAGCGGACTACGGGGGCACTGGCCCTGCGGGCGGTGGCGCAGGCGGCTGGCCTACTGGACCACAAGCTGGACAAGGCCAGTTCGCCAATGTGGTGGCTGGTGGCAACGGCAATGTTGGCTATTTGCAAATCCAATATACGAACTGGTAATAGGAGGACCTCATGAATGACGCAATGCTAAAGAAGGTCTGCCTACTGACTGAAAACAAGTCAAAAATTGAAGGCCTCAAGTCCGTCTACACCAGCGACGAAATCTCGGCCGCGCTGGCTGGCACGATTAACGCTTACAGCTCGGCGTTGGCTGTATTGCTGATAGAGCGTGAGCAAATCTACGCCATGCCTGACACATGACATTTCCTCGCTTTAGAACATAAATCTCCAGCGTGAGCTGCGCGAAGATTGTTAGGACCATCTCAGTTTTGCTAAGCAGATGAAATCATCTCGGGATAGACCGCCCAGGGTCTTTCCGATCCCGGTCGTCGCAGCCTGAACTGACCGTACCGTTTTTTAAACCGCCGCCATGGTTCGCCCTGGCGGCTTTTCTTTTGGAGAAACGAATGCCAGAACCTACAAGCAGTGGGGTCGCCGGAGCAGCGGTGGCATACAAAGCGTTTGGTGGAACCGCCGCAGCGGCTGCCAGTGGAGCAACCCTGGCTGCAGTGGTGGTCATGTTGATGACGCCACCTCGCAACAAACGGGAGTGGGCCGTTGGACTGATCAGCACCGTGGTGTCCAGCATCGGCGGCGGTGCATTCACCGTCGAGCACTTCGATCTACATCACTGGGCGTTTTCAACCATGGGACTGTGTGCCATGGGTGGATTGATCTTTGCCTGTGGTCTGCCGGGATGGGCGATGGTGCGCTGGACCTTTGCTTTCATCGACAAGCGTCGGGATGACTCGCTTGATGCCGTGGCCAAGGACGTGAAGGAGCTGCTATGAAGCCGATTGAGTTCATCGCAATGATCGGATCTTCCGCGCAGGCTACTGCCAAACGCACGGGTGTGTTCGCCAGCATCACGATCGCTCAGGCGGCCTTGGAGTCAGGTTGGGGTGAGTCGGGTCTTGCTAAGGTGGGGAAGAACCTCTTTGGTATCAAGGCCGATAGCCGTTGGCGGGGGGAGACCTTGATCTTGCAGACCAAGGAATTCATCCGTGGCCAGTGGGTTGTGGTGCCTGCCAAGTGGCGCAAGTACGCCAGCTGGCAAGAGAGCATCGATGACCACGCAGCCTTTCTCAAGCAAAACCCACGCTATCAGCCGTGCTTCCAATGCCTCAAGGCAGAGGCATTTGCACAGGCACTGGCCAAAGCCGGGTATGCCACTGATCCAGGCTATGCCGACAAAGTGATCAATCTGATGAACCAACACAAGCTGCAAGCTCTGGACGGAGGTACGCCATGA